AGTTGCTCCAGATGTGCTCTGCTTTTCACCAAGGTCTATATCAGTGATGAAGTTAAGGTATGCAGCAACTTTAGCAGATTCTATCATCGTCGTCCTATCAGTTCTATCTCTGGATTCAAGGACCTTCCACATACCATGGCTCATTCTAGAGTTGATCAAAGCATGAAAAGGAGCTCGGAGGAATATACAGACTGCATTAAACCCGAAATTCTTACAAGATCTATGAGCACTGACCGTTGTGATGGATGGGAGAGAGGGACAAGGCAAACTAAACGCATTAGCTATAGTGTAATAAAGACTAAATAGACTTGTATTGGTAGCAACAATACGGGCAGCAGTGTTCACGAATCTGTCAAATTGCCTCTGTTCTGTACTAGCAGACGATTCAGCAGTGATTTCAGGGCTAAGCTGAGCACCTAGGAACTTTGCAGGAGGCTCCTTGTAAAGCTGATCAAGTGCGTAATCCCTATCAGTGAATTCAAGAGATACCATAATGTCCCCATCTTTGGCACAGGGTGTTATAGCAGTTCTGGGGCTGTCAGTGAGTTTGGCGATACTGTAGTCAGGGTACAAACGTCTAAGTATCTCGTCACGGAGGTATGAGCTGATGATCTTCTTCCCGAACTCGTCTTTACCTTTCATAGCGTCAGCCCATGATTGTATGGAAGCCATGCAGTTTCTAGTATCAGCACCCTGAGCGCGGACGATCTTCTTCCTATCTACAAATTGTAGAGCAGCATTACTTTTGATGATAGCAATGGACTTATTGTATTCCACTACTGAAGGAATAGCTTGGATAAGAGTTTTGATAAGCTTTATAGGTATGTTCTTGCAAACCTTAAGATCAGTAAGTATAGCCTTGACTATAGCAGGGGTCATAGGATCAGTAGTAGAAATGCCGCTAACGAAGACACCTTCTAGTAGATTTCGGGCAACACCTATTCCAGATGTATCTCTGAGAGTAGTCTGCAGTAAACTCCCACTAATGAGTGTCTGTTCAGCTTCCCTCTTGTCATCAAGGTTATCAAGGATCCTATTAACTACTGCAGTAGTATAAGAAGGGAACGCATCGAAAGTAAGCTCTGCATCAGCACAAAATTCACTAAATGAGTCGATGGAACTCAAGATAGAGTCTTCACTAATGCTAGAAACTCTGAATCCTCCAGCGGCGTGAGGGATTATGGTTAGCATGGCAAGGACATCTGAGTTGACCGTGCGGTTGAGTCTTCTAAGAACTTGCAATGTGAGGATCGTCTTGATGACAAGTGGAGTGAATGTAGGGCCACCAGCTTTTACCACAGCAGCGCATTGACTATCAAAAAGGCTAATGCGGTCACTAACAGTTTCAAGGCCTTTTGTACGCTTCCTCTTTCCAATAGACATAGCTTCCTTAACCCAAGTTGGTATGATCATTCCCCTTTCACCATATACGCCCAAGTATTCAAGAATATCAGTGGATGCAACAGTTTTGTCCATGTGGAATACAAGCCCGTATGACTTAAATACTCTCTGTATAGTTGTGATCTTCTTCTGGACAATATCAGCAGTTCCTTCAAGGTATAATCGTAATAGACCATCATCACTATATACAGCAAGGACTCCAGTAACACCAGTGGATTGAGTAGCTATATCCATTACAACCTTCATAGCAAGGGTCCAGAGAAAATTGAGGAATCCTTCGAATCCACCAAGTACGCCAGATTGCACCCCGACAAATCCTCTTGAGCTATGGTAAACTACAGCAGCTCTAAAGAATACGTCAATCCTACTCATCCAATCTTCACCAGATAATTCAGATAGTACTTCTCCAATCTTTCGGACGATCTTCTGATTGAATCTCTTGGAAAATTCACTCATGTCAAAAGAGATATATAGCACATTGTTTCTCTCGTCAGTAACAACACCAGTATAAGCATGCAGCATAGCCTCAAGTTCTTTCCTTCTAGCACGGTAATCCTTTACTATCGAAATACCAGTCGATTTGCTGATGACTTTCTTAGTGAATCTCTCACATACTTGAGTCATTATCTTGAGAGCCTGTTCAGCCATGTAGAACATTCTGGTAACTTCCTTATGCACCTCACCAAGTTTAGGTTCAGTTCCAACTGTATACGCGTTGCCGGGATCAGAAGTCACAAATGCCTCGAGGTCACTACAGCTTATCTCATCGATAGTCTTCCCTTTAGCAAGGTATGCCTTCTCAAATTCCTTATGGGCCTTTATGACAGCACGGAACCTAGTACGCGCAGGCTTGAAGTGAAGCTCATCATTCCCTTGTATCCTAGTAATGATATCATTAACAGCCTTAAGCTTCTTCTTGACATCATTATATTCCTTAATCTTATCGATGAGTGGAATCCTGTCAATTTCAGACTTCTTAAGCTCAGCTTTAGGACCAGAAGCCTTGTTTGAAACAGGAATACTCTGCTTATCCTCGTCGAAAAGCCCTCTAACTTCGCAGAATGTTATGCTAGACCATTTAGTGTAGTTAGCTGACAGGATAGTAGCTG